GTTCAACACTGTCTCGTATGCAGTTGAGTTCCTCGGAAGAGGAACGGTCAACAGATACCCGTCATCACAAGGTGTGACGGACCGACTGGGTAACGCCGTAGTTCGAAGAAACTTAGCGTGTGACCAGTTCACCCCGAGATTCCTAAAAGGATCTATGGGCTTAACATCAGCTGGTAGAAGACTATCAGCTGAGCGGCGATATGCACAATAAGATGGCCAGGCGGGATGGAGGTCGTTAACCTTCATTTTACCACTTGACTTCTTGTACATCAAGGTGACAGATCCGCAGTAACCCTTATCGATATGTCCCTTCTTTTTCCCTGGTAGCCAGGAACGATGAAGGACACCATCGCCAAGGCGGGCAGGGCCGAACAAACGTAGATGCTCAGGAATCAACCCAAGCACTATGTCTGCTAGCTCCATTTGGCCCGATTGCACGTAGAAGTTGTGCAACGTAAAAAGGACTTCGCCCGATACCTCTTTGCGAGGGTAATAGGGGCGAATGTTGAATCCGCGATACCAGTCAGTGCCGCACGACTCCCGGAATTCTCCGGAAGAGTACGACTTATTCAAGTTAAGCTTAGAACCTGTAGCGTGTAACACCTCCACGAGGAGAGGGACATGACGCGAAGGTATAATGATGTCGTCGCCGTAAACGGAGACGACATCACCTTCATCACAGGAAGCAGAAGAGAGTGCCCAGAAAATGAGCGTCTCTAAGGGGAACGTAAAGCCGTTACCCATACTTGAAAACTTCTCCTGAAAGATCCGTTTACCATCAACGATGGCGTAGGATGATCGGCAGCTCGCTAGGAGCTCAAACCAATCGGGAGGGAGAAGGTGTAACACTAACCCATAGGAGAGTAGGTCACTAGCTGACGATAGGTCCAGTGTTGCTAAGGCACCGGTTAAAGAGCCCTCTTTAGCCAATCTTTGATTAATCGACTGATCGAAGGTGTCTATACCAAAACGGAGAAGACGGCGCGCCATATAGTCACCGATACCCAACTGAAGCATTCCGCTCAGAGGGGTAGGCTTTGTGGTGACGCGATGCGTCTTCGCATTTTTCGGGACGAAATCTACGAATTCATCCTCCAAGAGGATGGGGAACGTAGCCCGGAAATGGACCTCAGCTTTTGAGGGCTGACCCAAGTGAATGAGAGAATAGTACTCTTCCCGAAGGATTGAGCAATCCCCATCAATCACAAGCAAGCCGCCGTCCACGAATGGATAGCAATGCTCATATGCGGCCCAAGACGGGATCTCTAGTAAAAGCTCAGGGAGCTTTCCTAAGAGATCTTCACTACAGCACAATCCCGCATCTAATTTAATAGATGGGTGTGCTTCGCGCTTTTTCGTAAGCACGGTTGATCCCGGTCCGAAGCGAAGACCAAGCCGCCGGATCGGCGGACATGGTCCGAGTACACGAGCGATCTTCCGTGTCGCATCCGATAAGACGCGATCCACGGGGGTTCGAAAGTTAAATCGACCCTCGCTAAGTGCCCTGAAAACCTCGTTTGTCTCATGACAACGATCTTCAGCTTCGAAGTACGTCTTCAGTGCGGTGCCTCGCTTGTCGATACCTATCTCTAGGTACTCTAACTTGCTAAACAACGCACATACCTGGCGCGCATGGTAAAGTTCCCATGCGGTAGCGTCAGAGTACTCGAAAACGAAATTGCACAACGCCTTATAGTCGCCGCTCTTTACGAGTTTAGACAAGGGCTGACCAAGCCTTCCGGCTTGGCTGCAGTGCAAAAGGGCAAGGTCCCTGTAGAAGTCAGTTGAATGCCCAGGGGGCAAGGGCTGCGTCCACAGTTCGAGACCAGTTTTACCAAGTTTCACTTCGTTACATTGTAACATTTGAGACCTTTATGAAAGGGATAAGTGAATGTAGCATCCTCAGAACGAGGAGGTTACGGCTGAGAATCAGCGCGTACCACGCAGGTAACCGGAGCAGACGTCAGAGGACGGCCACTGTAGGTTACACTAGCGACTACGATCGCCGCAATGGCGATGGCAAAAAGCGTGATGTTTGGGATCATACGCTTAACTGGTGAATACCAGCTGGTCGAACAATTCAGGTGCTGGACCAATAGCGACAGGAGTCACTGTGGTGGAAACACCGCCGGCCACATTAAGTGCCAGCTGTCGCGCGAGGCGGCGACCTGCAATTGTCGAACGTTCGTGGGCATAGCTAACAACCTCAAAAGCCTCCGTATAGGCGACCTTTGGGGCTGCGGTGTAGCCCTGGGCGTTCTGCGCATTGACAGCTTCCATAATAGGAACTTCAACACGCGTAACGGCTCGCGTAACGCCGGATGGCAGTTTACGCTTACGCTGGATCACTTTGATCTGAGCGTATTGTGGTACCGTAGGGATAACCTCGGACCATACAGCTACTTGTTCCTTCGTTTTGTCATCACGGAAATTCTCCCGTGGGACAAGAGTGTGAGAAACAGGGGGGGCTGCGCCATCAAAGGCGATGATGTTTGCTTGAGCGGTCATATTGACTCCAAGTTAAATACCTATCAACAAAGTCGATAGGGATGTGCACTGTGCACATTTGGGGAAAAGCCCCCACCGTTACCAGCGTCGGGATGACGCGGAACGGCCGAATTCGCCTTTAAGGTCGTCAAGACCCATGAAAGGAGATTGTACAGCCAGAGCAACTGCGTTTAAACAGTGCTCAAACGAAGCGGCCTTAGCAAAGGGCTTGACTTCGGGCAGCATCGAATAGAGATGGTCAGTGACCGTTCGATCGATGGCGTACCTCACAAAGTCGCCAGGGCAAGACCCTAGCGACATGGCAAGCGTTCCAGTAAAGGAATGAGCTGAACCTTCGTGATAACGACGGAAGTCAGTCGTTACAAAGGTGCCTGTGAGGGCGGAAGCGGCTGCGCGAGCCTCGAGAGCCGGACCGATAGGTATGAACCAGTCAGCCAGGAACGAGAACGGCAGCAGTTCCCATGCAACGATCTCGGGATTTGCAAGCCCGAGACGGGTAGGTAGTGAAGGGACGTTATTTTCCGTAAATATCGCCTTGATCTTCCGTACGTGCTGTTTAGCACTCGGGAACACACAGCTACCCGGTCCAAAGACTGACTGTAAGTTTCCGTATTCATCCTGGTAATAACCCCAGAAGTCTCCAGAAACTAGCCTTTCCGTTGGACCATTGCGTCTGCAGACCACGGTTTGCACGCTCTTGCGAGGTACCGACAATTCCTGAGCAAGCACTTCTGCCGCTCCGCGAACGTCGTTAACCAGTGGACGCCACCCATATTGGATCTCGAGAAGAAGCCTGCTAATATCGTCAGCAGTCCCCGGGAGATTTGGGTATAGGCGAGCGGTCCGACCTGCGTCGAATCGCTTTTGCAGTGGCGCTCGAGAAGTTCCTTCGACAAGAGAGCGGAAAGCCCCCTTAGCGTCACCCTTGCGGGCAAAGAAGTAACATTTGGCAACACGTATCGCAGTGTCGCCGATGAGCGCGAGAGTCTGATTTGACTCTCCTAGAAAGTTGGCCAGATTGAAGTCTGAACCTTGAACTTTCGCCCAGAGCCTGTTGATCATCTGATTATGATCGTTCGGAGTAACAAGATCTGGTAGGGGCGGATCGCCACCGAGTGTCGTCCATATCCAGTCAGACCCCTTTGTTTCGGGGCCGAACCAGTCAACAGGAGTGACAGCAACGGAGCGCCAGTGTTTGCCAACCTTAGAGTAGGCATTCTCTGGACGATCTCGACGTTTTCGTCGATCAACGTATCCTGTACCGGGGTCGTCAATGACCCGGGCACGGACAGTCTTAGCAATGGACTGCCCAGCACGCTTCCCATACCGGATGGTATGGGGGATCGTGTAGGTCACCGTACGGTATGTACGGCGCCTGTATGGTTCCGAAGAACGAGGCGTGTCAGCCCCACTCCACGAAACGTCCTCCAGGACTCCTACATTACCGAGGTAAAGAGGGGTCCTACCATCTTTATGGATGGTACCAGTGGTCATAGAATTACTCCTGTGACCCTGATGGCGGGCCGTAAGCCGAGGTACCCGAAAGGGGGAATTA